AATGTAGTATCAGCCATTACGTTTGTGTACCTATTGTGTTAGATATGTAGTTGACCTCAACGTAGTTGTCTTGAGGCTGGGGGCGTGTCCACTGCAAGGCATGCTGCTCAGGAACGCCACGTACAAAGTCTTGAGGTTGGCGTGGCTCCCAATCTTGCAGGCATACGCGCAGCCCATTCCAAGTTTCCCGCAGCTCTTCAGCTTTGAACTTGAAGCCGCAGCGGTCACAGATGGCGTTATGACTACCACCTTTGTAGAACGAGGGTTTAATTGCCATTAAGCCATCCCTGCACGTTTAGTGCGTTTGAAAGAGCGGTTAGCGCTAGCGCTTTGCACACGCAGGTTGGCACGCGAGTTGCTGCCGCCTTTGGCGAGGGGCTTCTTATGATCTACGTCCCCTTTGATGTCGCGGCCAAGGGCCTTTTCCAGAGTGGCGTGAGCTTTGTTGCGCATAGCGCGCTTCTTACGCTGCTCGGCTGAAGCGTGGTAGTTTTTGTACTCTTTCTTGTAGTCACGCTTGTAGCCGGGAGACGAAGGCATTACTGACGTTTTTCCAGCGTCTCGCGCAAGGCGCGCAACTCGCTGCGCAACTCTCGCACATCTTGCATAATTGTGACGTAATGTTCACGCACAGTGGATTCAGCTTTAGCTTGCGCGGCAGTCACCACCGTAAGGCGCGTGTTGAAATCTCCTATAGCAGCAAGAATCGACCCCGCTATGATGAGCAGGGTCAATATGTTGCCTAGGGAAACACGAGGATCAAATTTAAACATGGGGAATCCACATCCGTCCATCACCACAATCTACGGCATAGTGTGTTCTATTGTGGTGTGTGTAGCCATCAAAGTGCTTCTTTTCGTGCGCAACTATACAAGAAGTCAGTTCAGTGCTTAACCCAATGCGCACTTGAATGACGCCTGTGTTAAGTTGTGCACAGCCATAAAGAGAAGCGTCTCCGCAAGGATACTCTACAAGTTCAATGCGCTCTACGCGAGTTGGCGGTGCGACTTTCACCCAGTAGGGCGTACACCCGGCCAGCACGCCTACTAGAATTAACAGGCGCAACATCAAATGGAAACGCGGCCCTGCGCAGCCAGCCACCTGACCATCATCGTGCGCTCGAAGTCGGAGACTAGGCGCGGGACGATTGCGAGAATGACGATTTTCCCTTGAATTGGCGAAATGACTCCTGATCTCGCGCCCACATTCAGCACATCGCTGGGAAATGTGCCGCCGATTGCATTTGCGCTTGTCGGCGTAGACCCCTGAGACAAATTAACCCACGGGAAAACGGCTTGCGCGGCCACGCCTGTTCGCTGCATCGTTGTGCTTACAACACAGCCAACACCGGAAACAAAATCGGCATCGGTCACCGCGCCTTGATAGGCGGGGGGCACGGAGAACCCCGCATTAGCCTTATCACCGTTTCTAAAAATTATGAAGCCGGGCACAGCGTTGTAGTCATACGATTGCTCAATCACAACACTGTTATTGTTGCTTGCCGACAAAAGCACAAAAATACTAATCGCGTTAGTCCCGCTCAAGTCCAGATTCGTCGCGGTTTCCATCCAGTCGTCGGTGCCATCGAACGACAGCGCCTGCACACCGTTCAGCGTCGAGAGCGCAGGCTGCGAGGCTTCCGTTCCTTGCACCAAAGCAGGCGTGCCACTCGTCACCGCTGCCAACGAGGACACACCTGTTGCTGTGGTTATTAGGTCGTTACGCCTAGCATCCCACATGTGTAGGGTGCCAAAATGATTTTTGGGGTGCCACGGCGAACTATGCTTACGCATTACGCTTTAAGACGCAAGAATAGCGTGATGTCGTATGACGCACCACTTATTGCGCCAGAAGTAGTGAACAGAATGTCGCCAGTGCCCCCAGCGCTTTTAGGGTCTTGCAGACCACCCGCAGCACGAAAGCACAGCTCCCCGTTTCCGGGAGCTAGCACAACACCTTCATCGTCTGTATTGTGGTCAAACTGCACTTGCACATTAGTGAAGCCGTTAATAGAATATTGCACCTTGTCAATGGCGACACTGGCGGGAGCCACCCCGCCAGAACCCACCAGAGAAGAGATGTCTACCTTAACAACGTCACTTTCTCCAGTACCATCGCTAACGTTGGTAAACTGCGCAACGTAGCGACGACTACCATTGAAAATGACGTTTGTGTTGACGACATCAGCCATTAACGTTCCTGCGAGACGAGGATGTAGTCGCAAGTCAGCGACTTGGCATTCGTACCTTCGCCCTGTTGCACCAGCAGCGTGATGCGGCATTCGGTGTCGGGCAGGTAGGACGCAGGCGTAGTGGTCAGGTCGAGGGTGCCTTTGTGCACATCGTCCACAAAATATTCCACGTAGCGCACACCATCGAAGTAGATGCCAAGCGTGATGAAGGTGTTAGCCACCATTGTAGCAATGGCGCTGGCGCTTGTGCTGCCAGTAGTGGCATCTTTACGCACCACCAAGTCCACGGTGGCAGCGCCGTCCGCTTTCAGGAAATAAACACCATCTGTGGGCGGGCCAGCAATGGGGTCGGTGTCAGTGACTGCGATGCCAACAAGGGCATCACTCTCGATCACTTCATTGACCTTGAAACGCGCTTTCATAAAGAACTTCTTACCCGGCGCGGGCATAAACGCCTCGCCAATACGCTGAATGGAGTTGAGGTCGTTATCTGTGGTGGAGTTGGTGAGGACAATGGCCCCGCCAACAATGTCGCCCAGCGCTTGCGTAGCGCCAGCTTGTGTTTCAGTTACAGTCCAGTCACCAGCAACATATTGGAAAAAATCATCCCAATAGGTGATGTATTTGGTAGGATCGGGATAGGGGAAGTTCCAGAGAGCGGTGCCGCGATTGGCAGTGGAAAGTCCCGAAGGAAAACGTGTAGGTGTGGCCATGATATCTCCTAGGTGAGCACAGCGCCGTCAGGAGACGGTGACGAAGAGGTGTGCTCTTCGGCCTGTGCGATGAAACCAGCGTAAGAATGCTTAAATTGATGCTCGTATGTGTGGTGCCCAATGTGCTTCAACTCAATCTCAGGATCAAGCCAGCACTCGCCACCACTCTCTTGCCACTTACGGAAAAACCAGATGTCTTCCCCGTAATAGTGATTGCCTACAATGCCGCAGGCAAAATATTGATGGTAGGTTTCCCCCCTATCGACGTATGTAGGCGTGCTTTTGCTAAGCCGCTCAAACACAGTGCGGTCAATACAAGTAAAACCCAAACCAAGCCCCGCATGTCGCACCAGCCCATATTCGTTGACAACCACCTTACCACATTCAGTGTAAACAGGGTTTACAAAGAACTTGGGAGGGTTTTGCTTAGTGCAATAGATGCCGCTAACAACTGGAAACATGCTAGACCAAACAAGAAGGCGCTCCATTGATTCCCATGTCCACGTAATGTCCGCGTCGATGAAAACCATCTTTTGATAGCCCTCTTGCTGAAGGAATTTGTGCGCCAGCCTGTTACGGCAAGCGTCAATGAGGGCATTTCCCCTCTCGTACACATATGCTACTTTGATGCCCCGTCTCTTACACTCGTCAAGGGTGTTGATGAGACTCTGCATCACTTCCACCGGCACTTTGCCGTCATAGCAGGGTATGGCAAAAACCACCCCGCCCAACTTACTCAAATCGCACTCTACGTGCATAGACACCTCAAGAAAAAGGGAGGGGCTTGCACCCCTCCCCCACTACATTACGCTCCCGGCGAACCGAACAGAGCGCGCGGATCAGTCCAACCGAACGAATAACGGGCGGTAGCCTTGAACTTAGCGTTCTCAGTATCGAAGTCATTGTCCATGTCAAACTCATCAGCACGACGCTCAAAATATTTCATACCATCCGGGCAGTCGGTGCGAATGAACCACGCATCCGGGTCTGTCAGGTACGGCGAAACAATGACGCCTTTCGGGAACTTACCGAGGGCGCGCAGAGCGTTTGTCGCGTTGTTGGCAGTGTCGTTCTGGCCCGTACTCTTGAGAATGCGGGTAGCTTCGAACTCCAGCTCAGGCGGCAGGATCAGACCTTGCGGGGTCAGCGCGATGCGCAGACCACGGTCGTTGGTCATGCGCGAAATATCAATACACGCTTGCTCCAGCGACGCTTCGGAAATATCCGCAGCTGTGGTCAGTTCGTTCGCATACGTACCACCAGAGAGGTTCGGGTGGTCAGTGGCAAGCAGTTCTTTGCCGTCGCCACCAACGTAGGTGGACGTAAACGCACGGTTGTACACGTTAGCCGCCACAACCTCTTTAGTCTGACGCATGGAGAAGGCAAGCGCTTTAGCTTTGCGCTGACCCACCACATCGTAGAGGTCGTCTTCGAACATCTCGCGGGTAACGATGAAGCCCAAACCGTAGGCAACGTGCGTGTAGCGCTTGATGAACGCTTGACGCTCGCTGTCATAGGCGATGGACTGGCCTTCGGTTTTAACCGGGGCAAGGCCGAAACCCGAGATGCCGACATCTTCTTCGTAGTTCTTACGCGAAGTATATTTGTCGAACATCTTGTCCCACTTGGGTTGAATCTCGTCGTAAGCTCGACCGTACCAGCTATTGACACCGGGCCAGAGGGCTTTTGCAAAACTTGAGGTAGTAATAGACATGTAGTGTCCCCTTTATTAGACGCCTTGAGCGCCAGTATCTGTGACCAGCTGATGCGTGTTCAGCTTGACCAAGACTTTAGCGTTGGCACTACCCACCTCGTTGTCTTCGCGTTGAACGAACTCAACTATTTTCAGCGGGAGCGTATTAGTGGTAGCTGCGGTATTTGTGTCCAGCTGCATAGCCGACATACCTGTAGTTGTAGAGCCGCTACCGACCACAAAGTTGGCGTTGAGGCCAACCGAAGCCGAAGCAAGCGCACCACCAACCGCATCTTCTTGCACTTCAAACAGAATGTTAGGATCGTCAGCAACCAGCAGATAGCGAGCTGTGGAAGCAGCGCGATATTGCGGAGTGTTCAGGTTGGTGGGATCAATAACAAAGCCGACAACCGCGCCCACACAGGCGTCGTTTGCAGCAGCTTGCGTTACAGAACGGATACCCGCGCCATCGCTACCACCGTCGATTTGCACGAGGTCGCCAGCGAAAATGGCAGTTGTATCACCGGCAGTCACGAAGTAGCGAGTGACTTGACCGTTATACGGGGAACCGTTAAGGTAACGCGCAGGGCGAAAGCCGTTAATGCGACTAACGTTAGCCATTAGCATTTTCCTTTAAAAGAGGCTTCGCCCGTGCATTCTTAAGAACGTTCCAATTTGACAGTTCCGTAATCAGCACCAGACTTAGCCGTATCAAAAATCTGAGTTTCCGTCTCGTCAACCTCAGCCAGTTTCATGGCTTGGTCTTCTTCGTAAAGCTCAGTAGGGATTCGCATGACATAACCGTACATGCCGCCCCCAACGTGCGCCCGAATGGGCGTTCCGGTAGTCGAAGGTTTACCAGCGCGCTTATCTCCAATGCGCACCTCAGAGTTGGTTTCCAACTCCCAGCCCCTATCTTGGAACATCGCAATGCGATCCCCATCAGCGTCAACGTCGTTGACAATGCGATAGGTGAAGCCGTCCTTCTTATTGCTCACTGTGAGCACGTTCCTACCCGACATAGGTGTACGCCGTTGCGGGCGTTTAACAATCTCTTTGTTAGCCATATCTAGCTTATTTCCTACTCTTAATAGACTTCAACTGCTTCTTATATTCTTCTTCGGTGATGTGTCCGCCTCGCACAAGAGTGCGCATCACGTTGGCTTCCTCTTCACTTAGAGAGACATCATCTTTGGGCTTAGCAGTAGTTTGCTTACGCTGCCCACCACCTGTTTCAACCATTGAAGGACGTTCCCTGTTAGTGTTCGTAAACTTTTCCGCATACGCGCGTTTAACTTGCTTTTCGACATATTCAAGCACCTTCGCGGGTTCCAGACCCACGTTACGCTTGGCGTAGGTGTGGCCCACGCTATCAGCAAAATCACGCATCTCCGCATCTTGCGCATACCAGCTGTTCCGCTCCACCCACGCCACAAACTGAGGGTGGGGCGCGGCGGCTTCAGCTATTTCCACCTTCTGAGTTTTCAGCTCAGAGATGGTGTCGCGCGCTTCATCAATTTGCTCATCCAGCTGCACCACTGCATCAGCGTCGTTGTTCTCCAACGCCTCTTTCTTGCGGGCACGCAGCTCGTCCAGTTGCTCTTTGGCGGCAGCTTCCGCAAGCTTGCGGTTGTGCTCTTCCATGAGCTTCATGGCACTTTGGACTTCTTTCAGCTTACGAGATTGACTGGAAATGCGCTCCAGCAGCTCACCACGGTCTAGGAATGTACGCGCATCGCGCCATTCAGACGGGTCGCCATCCCACTCTTCAAGAGGACGCCAACCTTGCTCCATAGCTTTCCGCTCAACCTCGGACACCACAACTTCAGGTGTAGTTTCAACTTCGACAACTGTTGTCTCTTGTTCCATTATCTCTCTCAGTGAAGCACTGCTACAACGTCTTCGTCGTTCAGAGCCATATACTCGGTGCCTTTGTGCTTGACAGGGTAGCCAGCATATTTAGCGTAGGCCACTTTCTCGCCAACAGCACACCAATGTGCACCATCTTTCCAATCGTACCACGCACAATCGCCAATGGCGACTACAGTGCCTGTGGCTACAGCTTTCTGTTCGACCTCTTTCTCCCGCGATTTGGGGAGTTCAATACCGGCGTTACGGGCCTGCTTGAACACCGGATCAACCTCTTCTAGCACATCCTGCTTAACCAGCAGTCGTGCACCTACGATGGTAATATCTTCAACTCGCGCTATGTCTCTCATCCTCTTCCTCTATAGGTTGCCAGTCCAAACAATCGTTAAAAGCACTAATACCACCTGAAATATATTTATCCAGTTTGCTGTCTTCCCCCGCTGAAGCCACCAGCACCTCAGTGCTATCTTTGATGGCTTGTCGCACATATTCACGGAATTCCGCAGTTACTGGATGTTTCTTCCACTCTAAAAACTCTTCTCTAGAAATATTCATGTTGTCCTATGACAGCGAAACACCTAAAAAGTTCAATTTAACTCTTTGATTTAGAACCCTTTTCCGACTGTTGTTTTGCACTAATTGCTTGTTTCTCCTGCTGATTTTGGATAGCTAACTGCCCTTTAGCCCTGTTGATGGCGAGGTTGTCAGCAGCCTCTTGGCGACGCCGTTGCGTCTCAAGGGCATACTGCTCCGCTTCAGCTTGCATGCGCATTTGGTGGGCTTGCTGCTCTTGCGCCATGCGCTGCTCAGCTTCCCTGCCCTTCAACTCACCTTCAAACTGACGTATTTGCATCTTGGACTGAGCTTCCGCCTGCTTGAGTTGGGCCTCTTGCTGCATTTTCACAGCCTCGGGATCGGGCGCTTGCTGCTGGGGTTGCGCCATCAGCTCTTCCCAGTTGGGCTGCTCTTGAGCTTCCAGAATGCGGGCTGTCACTTTGAGGGGGTCGAGGGTGCCCAGCGGCAGCAACTCCATCAACCCTTGAGCCTTGACCAGCTTTTGCGTGGTTGAGAAGGCTGTCGGGTCAGCTGTCGGGCATACATCATAGGAGGCGGTGTTATAGTCTGCCGTTGTCAGCGGCACATCCAGCACATTCTGAGCCTCTTCCTCGTTCAGAAACACGGCGTTCAGCTCAAAAAGCTTCTTATACTCTTTCTCAAGGGCTTTGTAGATGCGCTTGTACACAGCCGTAAACAGCTTCATGCCTTGCTCAATGGAGGCCATTGTAGTGGTGGCGGGGGTGTTTTGCCCCGGCATCTTGCCCACAAATATTTCAGCCACTGACGCCAACTCTTTACCCGAAGCCAGCAGCAGTTCCATGAGTTTCAGCAGGGTTTGCGACGGCTCCCGCACAGGAAGGGGGAAAATGCCGTTCTTAAGTTGCTCACCTGTAGCGTTCACCCACTTCCACTCACCCGGCATAAAGCGCGTATCGCCTGTACGCATGCGCAGAGCTTTCGACAAGAAGCCACTCTGCATGTTGGACAGCGTTCCCGCGTCAATGAGCTGGTTGACGCTGGTGTTGATGGTTTCGTTGATGGAGCCAAGCAGCAGTCCAAAGCCGATGTCGTAGAAACTGCCATCAGGGTTAGGAATAAACGGAAACTTGGTGTAAAACTCGATGGGCTTGATTTTGGCAATGCGCTTGCCATCAGGAGTCATTTTGACACCACTCTTGTCAAACCTAGCCACAATGCGCAGCACCTTCTTGGTGGAAGCCTCAATGGTGATTACGTAAGGTTCGGGGTAGCCATCTTCGTCCAAGTCGTAGAAGGTGTGCTGCTCAAGCAGGGTGTACGGCGTTGTATCATCCCCTTGTGACGGAGCCACCATGCCCTGAGCATTGGGTGTGGTGCTCTCCTTCGGAAGCTGCGCGGTGGAGGGGGCAGGCAGCTCTACGTCCAGAAACACCTCGGACAGCTGGCGCTCGCGCAGCACGCGCTTAGCCATCTCAATGACTTCTGTCTTGCGCTCAGCCTGCTCCAAACTCTTGGCCCAATAGTTGACCACAAGGTTGGAAGGGAGTACCAGCTGCGAACAGTTTTTCTGTGTCTCGGGGTTGTAGAAGGTTTTTTTGAAGGCAACGCCCACCACAGGGAGCACCACCAGCAACTTGTCCATCTCTTCTTCCCAGTCGTCCATGCCATAGAGTATTTGCCACGACATGTGCTGAGCGATTTTAGTGGCCTTCTCAGTCTTTTGACCGTCAGGGTCACGCCCCACCACCTTGGCGTTGACCAACTTACCGTCAGACGGCACAAGGGCGGGATAGGCCCGCGCGCCAAACTGCATGGCAGCTGTAGAGATGAGGGGGTATTTGACGTTGGACGAGTTGGGCCACGGGTAGGAACGTGTTTTAGCCACTTGTAGCGCCATTTCAGTCCAAGCTGCACACTGAACTTCCCACTCTTTGCGACTCTCTTTATCCAGCGAATAGCCCTTGTGGACAAACTCACCAATGGTGTTCAAGGTTTCTTCGTCCAGATCAGCGGCTAGGTTGGTGCTGCCAAGCACCTTGTCAATGTTGATGTCCATTAATATCCTGTTGTGGAGTTGCGACCTAGGTCAAACCAGCCGCCGTGCATGAGTTCATCTGCGTACACCTCTTCTTCCAGCTCTTTAGGAGAGGAAGCTTGCGCCATGAGGTCAATGGTGAGTCCCAGCCAAGCAAGGGCGTCCACTTGGTCGTCGTGCCTGCTCTTTGGAAACTGTATCATCTCTTGTTCCAAGTCGCTGTACCAATCAGCTTCCTTGTCGAAGCGTACACCGCCAGCTTTGAGGCGCGCTTGGAACGAGCGTGCTCGCGTCTCTTTATCCTTGGTGGGGTTCATAGTGTTGACAGGGAAGAAAACACCCCTACGCTGCATTTCACTAGTGAGGATGGGGCCAATACTTTTTTCAATCATTGAGCCTTCAATGGTGACCATTTCGGGGTTGTAGCGCTTTGCTAGCGCAAACAAGTTGTCCACAATGGCTAGCGCGTCGCACCGCTCCCGCACCACATCCACAATGTGCAGCGTCTCCCGCTCGTCCATAGCGCCTACGGCGAACACAGTGTAGTCACTACGCGCCTTTTCAGAAATGGCTAAGTCCACCCCAATGTAGTAGCGCTTGTTGGAGAGTTTGTCGTTTTCGTGCATGGGAAGCAAATCCTGCTTACGAAAATAGGCATAACTCTCGTCAATGGGATAGTTCAAATATTCTTGGGCGTAGCCCTCGGGGTTGCCGATGTCCACATATCCCTGCCTAATGGTGAGAAGGCGGCTCTTGCTAAACTTACCGGGCCACAAAATGTGGCTGAAATCTTCGTCATGCGCCCTGTAGCGTACCGCGTACCAGCTATGCTTGCGCTTGGCAAAATTGTAATAGGAGCGCAGAGGTTCCTTGATTACCTGTCCCGATTCAAGAAGTTTCCTATCCCAATCTTTAGGCATAAGACGCTCCAGAAGACTATCAAGGTGCAAAATAGTGCCCACCACACGAACAATGCCACGGTCGCTACGAGCAGGTAGCAAAGCATTATAAAACCATTTGCGAAACTTCTCGCGGCGTTCTTGGTTGAGCACCACTTCATCGTTTTCCAAGTCGTCACATATGATGAGGTCAGGTCGCATGCCATCCCACTTCAAACCCCGCATCTTCTGCTCAGCCCCTTTAGCTGTGATGCGGAAGCGGTAGCCGTCTTTCAGACGCACAATGAGGTCGTTCTCCGCATCCTTCTCGATGCGGTCAACGCCGAACAACGCAATGAGGTCGTCGTTGGCAATGAGTTCTTTCTTCATATCTTGCAGGAACAACACCGCCTGTTCGTAGGTGTCACTCACCACAATGACATATTTCCTCTCTTTGAAGAGGCAAGCTGCCAAGGTGTAGCAGTGGGTGATGGTGGTGGATTTGGCGTGTCCCCGAGGGGCGCATATTGCCACCAGAGGGTGTTCGCTGACACAGGTTTCCCACCACTCGCGGTGGCATGTGGGAGTTTCCTTGTAGTCGTCGAAGTTTTTGGACAGCACCAGCTGGGCAAAGCCCTCCAGCACATCGGCTGTAAGCCGTTTAACTGGCGGCATCAACCACCTCAGCATCTACCACTTCACCTTCCACTACACGTTTTTGCTTGGTTTTATTGGCGACAAACTCTGCAAACTTCTCAGCCAGCTTTTCCAAGTGGGCGTCACTCGTTTGGGCAGCGTGTATTTTGGTCGCTTCGCCTCGGATGAGTTGCCTCTTGTCAAACACTGTACCTGTCACAATGGCTAGGTCGCGCCCTGACATGGGCATTGCCACAGCCTTCCCTTGCTTAATGTCATAGACATAATCACCCTCTTCAATGCGTTCCATTATTTTGTCAAGGGCCTTATCAATGACTTTAGTTATCTTACCGTCAATTTTCTCGTTATGTTCACGGCGCACTTGCGCCAAATAGCGTGCCCACCAATCCTCTTGAGTCCAACTTTTAATGGTGTTGACCGGCACTTTCGCCAGCTTAGCCACTTGCGTGACGCTGCCCACAGCGGCATAAAGAGTTGCCGCCTCAAACTTCTTGTCTTCGCTGTACCAACCATGCCTCTTCTTATAGCGCGGGGCTTTCCCCCTCTCGCCCCGCTGACCCTGTATAACTATAGCTTTTTCAACACCATCTTTAGGATCAGTAACAACCAAACCCGAAACAAGTTCGGGTTTAAGTTGACCAGATTCAACCATTGTTTTAACTTTATGTGTTTTTACTAAAGCCATTTATATATAATATATATTAATATAATAAAGTATACATCAATATAACTATATTATATTAATATATCTTTCAGTTATTTTCTTCAATATAGGGAGTGGTGGGAGGGACGAACCTTCCGCCCAAACTAAATAAGTATAGCTTCTGACACCAAATAATGAGAAAAGTTCCCAACAAACGCGTTTGTTTTTCTAGCGCCGTTACAAGGTGGGTTAATACACTCCACACTCCCCCTCCCTTTTCCCCCCTCCCCCTCTTTAAATTAAAAATGCACTCATCTTCAGCGAAAAAACATCATCTTCTGGCAACTTCGGTGATAATGCAGGCTTTAGCCGTTATCTCCCTGCATCGTTATTGTGTCAGGTTTATGACAGGTATGGCTAAACGCACCCCTTCCCCATCAATGGGTTATCCCCTCCCCATTATTGAGAATGATTGCTATTAGCGCCTGCCAGCTGACGTCAGTCAGCGCTAGTGCATGAGAATGATTCTCATTACTCTAGGGGTTGACAACAGACTGCGGCTCAGGTATCATGCATTCACGTTCGCTGCATGATTGAGGGTGTTCTCAGGAACACTCAAAGATGCGGCAGGCAAGTACCCGAGACAGGTTCTCGGCACTAGCAGGTAGTTGACAGGCAGCAAAGTTTCAAGTAGAATGGTTTCCACGGTAGCAGTGCTACCGCAAACCGCAAGGCTACCGTAAGCCCTTGCTAGAGTTACCGGACTTGACAGAAAACCGGGCTTCATGTAGCATGAGTACGTCTGATTTTTACGAGGGCGCTAACGCTAGGCCCTGCTAGACGGAAACTGTAAAGGGATGAATTCAAGGTAGTAATGCCCGATACAGCCTGCTAGGGATGCGCACCCCCCGGCAGGGATCACGGATAGGGTGCGGACTAGGCTAAAGGGCCTGCGCGAATTTAAACGTCGTCCCTAGTGTCATTAGAGTAGAGCCGTGACGTACAAAACAACGGTTTCGGAAGCATGGTAGATGCGATCCATGCTGCTAACTCAAAGTGCCGCTAGGGAGCGCAACGGCAGAACATCGCACAGTAACGCAAGCAATCTAGCCTAGTGAACGTGACGGCAAGGGGGGATAGCCTGCGCATGGGAGTTACGTCCCTAAACGCGAACCTAGAGAAGCACAGGGTAAAACCGACTAGGGGTGAATAAATCCTCAGCCTACCTCATAAGGTTCTGACGACAATACCGGAACGAGACTAGGGCCTGCACTCTGACAAAGTGCAGGGCCATAGTTTAAGATGATTCTTAAGAATCCTCTTAAATTATGGTCAACAACGGAGAACATATGCTTCGCGTCTATCGCAAGATGGAAGATGTTTCCAATGCAAAGCGCACCAACGGTGCGTATAGCAAACGGAAGGGCCGCATCCTGCGCCACGAAAACACTGTGACGCATGGCGCAGTGATTGCTGTGCCTGTCAACCCGCAACAGATGGAACCCATCGGGTTTAGCTGGAACCGCAAGGCTACCCTGCGCGCCATTCCGGGCGGCGCAATGGTGGCAGACAAGTATTTGAAGTAGGGGGAGCGCCCCCGCTCGGAGCTAGTACGAATCCATGTAGCAGTGGCCCGACTACCCGCCGCAGACGCCACCTGCGCACCAGACCATCGGTGAGGGTAACCTACAAAGCTCTTTCTTAAGAACATGCTGCTAAGGTTCAGGCGGCAGGGTGTCAGGGGCATGTGCCCATCATTGAACCTAACAAATGGAGAACGGAAATGAAAAGCAATTTCGAAATGCTGGTGGCAGAAGTCAAGGCGGAGCAAAAGAAAGGTGTCAACGTCTGGACGCACATGGTGCGCTTCGTCGCGTGCGATGTGGGCGGCGACGAGGAGGCGGTCAAAGCGGCGTTCAAGGCGCAAGAGGCCGACTACAAGGACAAGGGGATCAACCTGCCCGAGATGGGCAGCTATCGCAGCAGCAAAAGTGTGTGCTGCACTGCGGTAAAGCTGGGCATCGCCCTGCTGGTGGGTGACAAGGTGCGCGGCAAAACCGAAGTCGAGAAGGACATCAAGGCGCTGAAGGAAAAAGAGCTGCCGATCGACACCATCAAGCGCGCCTTCACCCTGATCGGCAAGAAGATCGGAGAGTGCAACAGCGTCGAAGAAGCCAATACCATCTACATGCTGGCGAAGGATGCCTTCGCGCAGGCCGAGGCGTTCGCTGCGGCGCAGCACGAGATGCGCAAGGCGGCGTAAGCTTCCTCACCCACAAGGGATTAGCAATAGTCCCTTGTAATGAGGATGTTACACCTAGCGGCGGTCACGCCGCACTCTAGCAGCGTAAGCTGCTTTCTTAAGAACAACGGAGGACAGCATGGCGCAAAGACCCTACTTCTTCTGGTTCAACAACGCGGACAGGTACGACGACGGCTCCCTCTGGCTGCTGGATCAGTCGCATGGTGGCGGTGGCCGGTTCGAACTTCACAGCACGTAACTATTTACTACTATCAGGAGAGTAGCAGATGAACACCGAAGGCTTCTGCATCACACGCGGCAAGGGCTTCCAGATCACGTTCCCCAACGGCTACACGGTCAGCGTGCAGTTCGGCCCCGCCAACTACTGCGATAACCACGACCTAATAATAGGCGAGCAAGACGCAGAGGCAGGACAAAAAGGCAGCCAAACCGCTGAAACCGCTTTTTGGGGGCCTGACCGCAAACTCCTTGCTGAAAAAGGCGACAACGACTGCGTGCAGGGCTACCAGACCGTTGACCAAGTAATGCAACGGCTGATTCGCGTCTACAAGCTGCCCAAAAAGGTGTCCGCATGAGCACTGAGCGAGCGCGACGCTGAGATAGCGGAATTGCGCTCCGCGCTGCAAGTGGCAAAAGTTTCCCGGCGTTCCTGACAACCTCCCTTATGTGTGGCCAAAATGACAACCAAAGACAAAATGCATTATTGGGAAAGCGAATGCTCGATTCTTAAGAACGTGCTTGTTAGGGTGTCAATCAACGAGCACATTGACGCCATCTGGCTGTGCTGACATGGCAACGCGACGCTCAGTAGCAACACCTATGAAGCGGCCCACATGGACGCGCAAGCACTACGAGGCTCACGCCGCTACCATTGCAGCTTCTGCTAGGCAAGGGACGCTAACGCCGGAAGCGGCTGGGGAGCTAGCTGCTGAATATTGTAGGCTATATGCAGCTGACAACCCACGCTTCGATAGGGCTAAATTCATAAAGGCTTGCACAAAACTATGATTGAACTTTGGAAAAGCGAGCGTTTCCCTGACGTACTTTACATAGTGGTGCGCGCATTAGAGGGCAATGCTGTCAGCCCGGTAATGTTCGCAGTTTCAGAACCCGACGGAGTTTTTGCCTGTGGGCACGACCCCAGTTCTTGGGAGCGAGACTCCCAAAACAAGCGGCTAGCTGTGCTCGACCGTGCAGAATTGCACGGACTTATTAACCTCGCAACGCACTATCTGGAGAATCACAATGTCCGGTAAAAATCAGAAGTTCGACCGCAACCGCAAGCGTTCGCCTGCGATGGCGCGCTACCGTGCCGAAGATCGCGCGAAGGTCAACAAAATCAAGAAGATGCGCAAGCATGTTAAAGCGCACCCTAACGACCAGCGCAATGAGAGTCTGCTTAAAGCGGGTGGCGGAACCGTCATCCAATTCCCTGTGCGCAAGGTGGACGAAGGTACGCGCAAGGTGCAGACGCACGAGGTTGACGTTGACTGGCGCAAAGCCGACACCATGTATGAGGTGAAAAGTGCGGGCACTACTATCACGATCAGCCCCCACTACGCCGAGGTGTTCAAGGTGTACAACGAGAGCCGGTCGGAGTGCACCTTGTACGAGGTGAAGAACGGCCAGAAAGCGATTCTTAAGAACAAAACTGCTACCGTATCCAAAGGCTTTGAGAGCGACATGCGCAAGCTGTTGCGCAAGGTGTGACATGGTTGAAATTGTGCTCAGTGACGGCGCGCAGCGCTACTTGATGCGCAAATGCGCAACACCTCTAAAGCACGGTTTCCTCATGCACACAATGCGAAGCGGGGAGACTGTGCCCTTGCACAGCTACAGGCTGCACGATGGCACCATTGTTCACGAGTGTGGCGTCACGGAAGAGGGTGAATGTGTATTCGCCACGCTGTACGATGAGAGCATGAACCCGTTAGGTGAGGGAGAGTGGTGATGGCTAAAATAGTTGAGCTGTCAGCGCCGATAGAAGAGCATCACTACTGCCTGCTGCTGAACAAGGACGAACTCTCGTACATAACATTCCTAGTTGGCAATGTTGACAATCCTCCGCCTGTCAGCCATTCTATATGGAACAGCCTACGCCCTTTTCGCACCACGTTGTACAGTTGGCAAGATGTTGCAAACCCGGTAGTTAAATATAAATATTAATTAAGGCATATCATGTATATTAAAAGCGTGTCAGAAGTTTCTAAAGATGTGTTTCTCGGTGTGCGCGGCTGGGATCAGTGGACGCGCTACGAGTATGTCAATGGCAAGTGGACGCGCACCAAAGGCACCGTGCGCCCCGACGCCGTTACGGAAAAGCGCATCATCGAGCGCATTGAGAGCTATGGTCAACGTCGTTCGCGTTAACATCGACGGACACGATGCGCTAGCTGTGGTGGTGTCTGAGCGCGAAGCTTGGGCACTGCTACAAATCGCTAACTTCAGCGGAAGTTTGTGGAAAAGAGATGCTGAACTTGAGGATGGCCAAATAGAAACGCGAGACTTTATTGAAGAAACATCGAATTCGATATGGGACGAACTACAAAAAGCCATGCCGGACGCCGATCCAGAAGATGTCTATAAAATAGCGAAATATCCATGAACATTTCAGGTAAAGGCCGTTGCACAGTGGATAGCGGCATATCCGGTGGTAAATTGCTGTGCATAATCAAGTACAATCGGGGGTGGTGGCGTTGGACTACTATCCTTGCTGACCCGATTACGTTCCTCATTCTGGCGGAAGTTGTCTGCCGCCACGTTCTTAAGAATGGCGCTACGGCGCTCAAATGGGAGGGCAGCATCGGCACCAACAAGGTGGAGCTTGACATTCCAGCCTACGCGATGGAAAATCTGAGCCTGCGCCTTGCGCAGCATAGCAGAGCGTTGTTTGAGGCTTTGCAGAAAGCTGAGGAAGTAAACGCAGACATTACGCTGTGCAGTGAGTATGTAAAGCTGCGCAGCGCGATGTTCCCTGACGCACAGCATCCAGACCATACTACGGTACAATAATGCTCACAAACCAATACGAGGTTGAAAAATACATTAAGGTTACGGCAGATAGGGCTGACCTTAAGGTTGTGTGGAACGACGAGGGCGTTGCGGCCACTGACGGTAAAACTGTGTGGCTTCCCAAAATCAACGGCAGTACAACGCAAGAGCAAGCTGACGCGATGATTAGCCTTGTGGCGCACGAAGCCACTCATGTGCTGCATAGCGACTTCACGCTGCTCAAAGAGAAGCAGTTGTCCCCTGATACGTCATTCTTGGGGGCTGTGCTCAATGCCGTTGAGGACGATGGTGTGGACGCCATCAATGCCTCGCAGTTTGCAGGCGACCGCATGGTGCGCAATGACCATGTTACCCGCCTTGTGGAAAGCATTGCTGCCAACCTTGACGCCGCTGTTCTTAAGAATGACGGCAAGCCGCTCAACAGCGAAGCGCAGAAGATGGTGTCAAACCTTGTGTTCAGCGTAGAAGGGCGCTCGGACATATATCCCTCCCTCTCGGGTGTTGTTGGTGCGCTTGAAAAGCACCTTGACGACGAGGGTAAGGAATATGTACGCAAGTTGCGTAGTGGAAACTACGCTGCCGAGGTGCGCAAGCTGCGTGCCGACCACACCACCAAGCGCACGTTGGGGGCCTACCACCTCGCTAGGCGCATCATTGACGAGGTGTACGGCATCGACCCTGACGAAGAGGAACAGAAGGCGAAGAAGGCAGCGGAGGCTAAAGCTGCCGCTGGCGGCGCTGGAGACAAGGAAAGCAAGGGTAAGGGGAAAGGGAAGGGTGAGGGGGACGGTGAAGAGGACGGCAAAGCACTGTTCGGTGAGCTTGGCAAAGGTGGAGGGGAGTTGCGCACTGAGCAAGCTCAGGCTGTTTACAAATTCTTCACTGAGGACAGCCACGAGGAATTCATCGAAGCCTCTGTGAAAGGCGCAGACCTCCACATACACTACGAGCGCGACAGGGCCACTGGCGCTGGCAGCTATGCCCCTACCCCTTTGCAACAAACCATCATCATCAACTACCCTACAGGGCAGAGCAACTACGCAAGAATCAGTGCTACACCTGACAACGGGCGCGCGGGTTACACTGACATTCCTACTGAAACTGACGGCTTCGCCAACAAGGTGCGGCGGCTCGTACAGATCAGGGCGCGCGACCGGATGCAATATGGCACCAAGAAGGGCCGACTGCACGCTGGCGCAGCCTACCGTGTCGTTCTTAAGAATGCTGCGGGGTTTAACGAGCGTGTGTTCAAGAAGCCCATTGTGTCTGAGACGCTCGATAGTGCAGTTATGGTGCTCGGTGACATATCGGGTAGCATGAGTGGCTCCAAGATGGAGCACCAAATCAGCGCATTCTTGCAGCTTAATCAAGCCATTGGCAATGCTTTGCACATACCTGTTGCAATGCTTGGCTTTACTGAGCACGAACGCCGCAATGCCATGTTCATCTGGCGGCGCTTTGAAGATAGCACGCTCAGCAATGAAAAGCTCAAGAAACGCATGTTGCACTCTGCAAAGTATATGTCGCAAAACTGCGATGGTGACTCTATCTTGTACGGCTACACTTTGTTGAAGCAGCGCAAAGAAAAGCGTAAAATATTGCTGGTGCTGTCCGATGGTTCGCCAGCTTCCAGCAAGGCGGGGGATGTTGACGACTATACCGCACAGCTGATACGTCAACTTGAGCGTGATCGCAGCGTGGACATTTACGCTATCGGCATACTTGACAACAACGTAGAACGTTTGTATAAGAACCATCGTGTAATTCACAGTGCAACTGAACTTGAAAGTGCTTTGCTTTCCATCATTGAGCGCAAGCTCGTTTAACAGGAGAAGTGTGTATGACTAGCGACGAAATCGCAAAGAAGGTTGCGGAGGACATTGAGCGACAGCTTAAGGCCAACCGTGGGGAAGCTGCTCCAGCTGAAGCCGCACCTAAAGAAGAACCCATCAAGCTGGCCCCTGTGGTCATTAAGGCGGGACAGAAGAGCATCCTCGATGTGCTGGGCAGCAAATCCACTACTATCAGGGATTTTGCGGTCACTGTGTTCAAGCCGTCTGACTGGCACCCTGCGGTGCGTGCTTTCGTTCCCGAGGTTGACCCTGAGTATGTGGTGCAAGAGAATGAGGCGGCTATCATTCTAGAGGCGTGGGAGAATGGCGAGAAGTCCCTCATCACTGGCCCTACGGGATCAGGCAAAAGCTCCCTCATCAAGCACTTGTGCGCCCTTACTCACCGTCCGTTCATTCGCATCAACATGAACGGTGACATTGAATCGTCGGCGCTCTTCGGTCAAATCGTCGTCGAAGATGGTGCTACCATCTGGAAAGATGGCGCTGTTACGGAAGGCACTGCGCACGGCGCTGTGATCCTCATCGACGAATGGGAACTCATGCCCCCTGAAATCGGCATGTCTATGCAGTGCTTGCTGGAGGATCGCGGCTTCCTGTTCCTCAAAGAGAAGCCCGGTTCGTCGGAAGATAAGATGATTCGCCCGCACAAGCACACACGCCTCGTTTACGCTGGCAACACTGTTGGACAGGGTGACGAGAATGGCAGCTTCGCTGGTGTGGCTGTGCAGAATACGGCTACCATCGACCGCTTCCAGACTACCGTGGTGCTGGACTATCTCAGCAAGGAGCACGAGACTCGCGTTCTTAAGAGCACGGTGAATGGCCTCCCTGACGGGCAGATTCGCAAGATGTTGCAGTATGCGGATTTGGTGCGCGCTGCCAACCGTCAAGGGAACATGGCACTCACCATGTCGCCCCGCACCCTCATCAACTGGGGGCGCAAGATGGTTCGCATGGCGGACAACAAGGCTGCACTCACCATTGCGTTCTGGAACAAGCTTTCTTCCAGCGATAAGAAATTGGCAATGGACATCTTCACTAAGGTGTTCGGACGCTAATAAGGTTTGGGACGTAGCATAACGTAATGCACACTAAGGCAGCGAACGAGTCAGTCGGTGCAGCACGCCGCGCAGCACTCAAGTACCTCGAGTGTATGCTGGTCTGAATCCCAGCCGTCCCAATTGTTTGTGGCGCAGGTAGCTCAGTCGGTTAGAGCAGGGGACTTATAAACCCTTGGTCGTTGGTTCGAGTCCAACCCTGCGCAGTTATTTAGGAGGCTCCTGTTGAACTTTGTTAGATTTGGTAAGTGTATTCTTAAGAACGCGCTTCAGTTTATCGTACTAATTATATGTGTGATACTGATAACGGCAGTGTTTGATTGGTTACAACTAAGTGTCCTGTGGTTAATACCCATAGGCATTGTTGTATTTGCAGTGCACGACTATTTTACGGAGAAGCGAAATGAAACTAAATAGGGATCAACTGGACGCCGCAGGGCGTATGTTTGAAGCGGCTTGCGCCCCCGCCATCAACGCCAAAGAAGCGCTGTGCAAGAAAAAGCGGCAAGAAGGTGTCAAGCACTACACCAAGCTGCTGGCGAAGGATCGCAAGTACCTTAACGTTACCAAATTGGAGTACTGCGCAGAGCGCCTTGCAAGTTATGACACGCGCTTTAATCAGGAGGACGACTCTCACCTCTACGTCCGCGAACTCAAAACTGAGTTTCTCGACACCCTCATCCTTGCCGACGAGAAGGCTGACATCAAGGCTGTCATGGCAACGTTTGTTGCGAGGCTCAAATGAAGCGCGCCATCTTGCACTTCCGTCAGCACAAAGGCAACATTCTTAAGAACAACGGTGGCGCGACCATTGCAGTGGAGAAGCGTGCTGGGGGTTACGTGCTGGGCCACGCCCGCTGCTCAACCAGCGACGGCTACAACAAGAAGGTCGGACGCCTCATCGCCACTGGCAGGTTGTCTTGCCCCCGTGTCAAACACTCGTTGTTTGACAAGGACAGCATCTGTTCCGTCTTGAAGCACCACACCAAGCGCTACCGTGAAGAGTATACGGATGCGTTCTTCCAGCGCTTGCTGGATAAGCTGGAAGATGCTAAGTAAACTTATGCCGCTCATCCTTGTCTTAGGACTACTGTGGCAAAGCGTGCACTACTATCAGATGCGTGAGACTGCTGTGCATTGGGCTACGGTGGTGACTAAGTGTGCTACACATGGAGCCGTGCAGCTTGAATATGATTTGCACCTCCATTGTCAACTCAAGGACATGCAAAGATGATTAATCTGGACGAACTGGAACGGCTGTATCGGGAGGCGACGCCGGGGGAGTGGCGCGTTGTTGAAAGCGAGACTTTAGAGGACGGTAGTGTGTACCCGCGCCATATCCTCGGAGGCCCGCTTGACAATCAAGTGTGCGTGCTGGAATCCCCAATGATTGCAAAAGGACGCCACGAAAAACTTGGCCCGCTATACGAACTTGGCCAAAAGTCGATCTCCAATCACGCCCTAATCGCCGCCCTGCACAACGCCTTCCCCGCGCTGCTGGAACTTGCGAGGGATGGGGAGCGGTATCGGGAGGCCGCTAAAGGCGTATGGGTACTAACCCGTGAAGTTAACGCCTACGACCAAGAGGGGGAGTATTTCGTGGCTGTATTCATGAGTAAGCCCACGGCAGAACAGCTAAGCAAACACGGCGTTCCTACGAACAGGATTGAGAGTGTGCTTCGCAACGAGGGTCGCGTAGATAACGACGATGATTGGCATTTTCTGCGTTTCGAACAGGATGCCGCCCGTAAAGGAGAGAAGTAATGGAAATTCCTAGCTACATGCACGGCAGGATAAACGAAATCCTGAACATTCAAGCGAATGCCGCCTGCTACCGCGAGAACCTTGCGGTGATCCTGAAGCTGGTTCCGTACATTGATGGCGATAAGTGGTGCGTACTTTACGGCGACGACCTGCAAGTTGGCATCTCTGGTTTCGGTGACACGCCGTGGGGAGCCATGAGAGCGTTCCACGATGCCATGCTGTCAATGCGCGCTGACCGCGCAGGAGAGAAGCCATGACGACCGAGAAGGCGCTGCGTGAGGCGCTGGACGAAATCGCGCTGCGTTTCGTGTCTGGAAACAAAATTCAGATCGACAGCGCCCGCATATCCCGTAGCGAATGGCTGTTGTTGCAATCCGCCCTATCCCTCCCCGAGACGGTGGGAGAGCCGGTGGCGTGGGCTACTCCGGACGGGGAGCGATGCATCCCGTCGCACACCAAAAACGCTGCGCTTAAAGATGGGGGCGCGATGCTGTCCTCCGTGGCGTGCTTTAACGTGCCCCTCTACGCCGCCCCTGCTGCGCCTACCAACGGGGAGGGAGTGTGAGCGCGTTTCTCTGCGGACTGTTCTTTTGGATGGCGATTGACTCCACGATTCGCGCAGTCGCCGGTGTGGGCGGCTGGCATAGGCCCGCTTTGGATGTGGCGCTAACCACCTACTTTGGCATTGCTTGGATAGGGAGTGCGCCATGCCCACACCCCTGACCGACGCCGAGCTTCTGACGTACATCGGCGTCCGCCTAGAACGAGTTTCCATGCGCCGCGTCGTCGGCACTCTATAAGAGGAAGGCAATGGCTAAATTCAGAAAGAAGCCGGTCGTAATCGCGGCGCATCAGTGGTTCAAGAACGGCGATCACCCCGAGGACGATGTGATGCGCCCATTCGAGGACACGGGCGAAACGCCGACCGAACCGCGCGAGGGAAGCGTGGTGCGCTACTACCGGCGCCCCGAAATACCGGGCGATTCCCGCTGTGAGCAGTGCGGGAATCCGCATCACGTTCACGGCTGGATCGACACGCTGGAGCAAGGGCACCGCGTCTGCCCCGGGGACTGGATCATCACGGGAGTGAAGGGCGAGCGATACCCCTGCAAGCCCGACATTTTCGCCGCGACCTATGAGCCGGCGGAGGATTGATGGCTAAGAACCTCGCAAGCGTGAAGCCGGTGAAGTGCTACGGCGAGATTGACGAAAGAAAACTGGCCCCTGATGCGTTTGAAAATCCGGTTCCTCCGAACTTCGTCACCCCCTGCACCCTCCTAACCACAGCCCGCTACAAGAAGCTGATGGATGTGGTGAAGGCGGCTCAGGCTGACAAGAAGGCCGGGGACGCGGTAGATGCAAACCCGAAAGGTCAGGCTGAGTGGAAGGAGTACGAACGGCGCATTGCCGAACTGAACGCCGCCATCGAAGCCGCAGAGAAAGCGGGAATTCTTAAGAACACATGAAACTAATTGCCACTGACGGTGAGCATGTCGGCGTTGTCCTTACGCGGAACGAGTTGCTGCACTTATTTGTGTGCTGGAACGCAATTCAGCACAAGGGTGTGTTCTCCGCTGCGTTTGCAGACACACTGTGCGAATATGGTTTTCTTCGTGAGGCAGACGAAACTGCTGTTTGGGAAGCCAACATGCTGCGGACGACGGGTGACGAGCACACTATAACATCTGTAGTTTCGGAGGTAATGCATGAATATCGTAAGAGGTGACAGCAACACAGTGGGCCTCATCCTCAATCTGGACGAGCTTGCAACTTTGACAGGGTTGTTGGTGACGACTACCCCCGCTACCCGCGCCCACGCGCGAGCTAATCTTGTGAATTTCGTAGCTGAAGGCTCAACTTACGTACACAACGACCCGGACAGCAATTTTTGCAGCGGGCTGCGGGAAGCGTATTGCGAGATGCTAGAGGAGGTTGAATGTACGAAATAGCTGAACTATGCAGAATGATTTGCCTAACTGAGTGGCAAATACTTTGGAGGTGCTTGGATGTCTGCTATAAAATGTATTGGCGTTAGCGACACTCACGTTGGCCTTGTAGTGTCAAAAGAGTTTCTGATACAACTGTACGCTTGCTGGTGGGCTACCAACTGGTATCAAGTAGGTGATGTGGTACAAAAAACCTACGCCCACAATGCAACTGACGAAGGTAAAGACATGCTCCCCATTAAAGTTACGCCTAATCATGGCATTGAAATTACAGTCGCTATGCAAAAAGCAGGGCTTTTTAAACATGCTTGATCTGAGAAAGCACGTTGAAGGTTTGGTGTGGGAACTTGACAAGCAAGTAGCTGTCAATCACACACATTGCGCCGCTGGTACGGACACGCGCCAACGCCTCTATCTAAAAGCTGTTGACACCTATGGTAAGTGGATTGGCTACTGCCACAACTGCGGCGAGAGCGGCGTAGCTGCCAGCAAAGGTGTTGTTGAGGACATCTATTCCCTGCTGGATGAGGGTAGAAAGGCTCCCTCCACCCTTGGCCCCATGTCCGGCACAACATACTTGTTGGACAGGTGGGACGCCTCCAGCACCACCATACAAGTGCTGCCTAAGCTGTGGCTACAGAAGTGGCACCTTGACGAAGTGGATTTCCCACGCATCCCTGTGCGTTGCAGTTCAACGGGGAACCTGCTATTCCGCTACGGTAGCTCTTCGCTACAACAGCGCAGCTTTGGCGCAGCAGGCTCCCCCAAATACATTACGCTGCAAGCCGCCGATGATGTTTCTTGGGCTTGCTATGGTGCTCTGGAGGAAGCCCACACTGTAGTGCTCACTGAGGACATCATTTCAGCTTACAGATTTGACCGCGATGTGAGCGCGCCCTACTTTACACAGCAAATAGCTGTGGTTGCGTTGCTGGGCACTAATTTGCCTGACGTACTGCTGGCAAAGCTTGCTGGGAAAGATATAGTTATCTGGCTTGATGGTGACGTTGCAGGGAATAGCGCAAAAGTGAAGGTGGCTAAGGCTGCGGCACAAGTGGCGCAGAACGTGTATGTTTCTCCCACCACACTCCCCAGCCCTAAAGAGCTATCCCCTACAGAACTTAGGAGTGTATCTGTGTCGAATAAATTTAAACCCTATGAATGATACAACGCTGCTCTCATTGTTTGGTAAGAGGGAGGTGTGGCTGCGTTTCCAGCACCTTGTCAAAGAGCACGCGCTGTCCAAAGATTGCTGGGACATCTACAAGAGTTTGGAGAACTATTACAAGAGTTTCCCGAGCAAAGATGTAATAGACTGGGACGAGTTTACCACCTTCTATTTCATGCACAAAGGTAAGGTGTCTGGCGACAAAGCTACCATTATAAGAGCAATATTGGCGAAGTGCGCGACCGAAAGTGCAGCACTAGTCGGCAAAAAGCCCGAAGAGTACGAAGATATGTACGCTGCACTCTACCAGCACTACGTCAAGCTGGACTATCTGGCGCGCGTCACTGAAGAAGCCATCAAAGCAAGTACTACGTTGGTGACAGGTGGGGACGCCGCACTGGACAAGATCAACAACCTCATGGAGCAGTGCAACGTAGAGCTAGGCAAGAGCATCGACGAAGATGCCATCTTTGTGCCACGCGATATTTCCAGCGTCCTTGCGGCTGTGCGTGCCGGGGGCCTCAACTGGCCTCTGGAAGAGCTTAACGTGGCGCTAGGCCCCGCCCGTAAGGGCGACTTCATCATTGTGGCAGCGCGTCCTGAGACGGGTAAAACCACACTCACTGCGCAAATTGTGGGACACTTCTCGCAGCAGCTTCCTAAAGAGGCTGGCCCGATTGTTTGGGTGAACAACGAAGAGGCTTCCCGCAAGGTGCAATTCCGCATTGTGCAGAGCTACTTTGGGGTGACTACCGAAGAGTTGGACAAGAACGAAGCTGCCTACAGCAAACGCTACAACGACGAGGTTGGCGACAAAATATTGGTGCTTGCTGACGACGCAGGGTACAACAGCGTACCTAAGCTTTCGGCACTGTTCAAAAAACTTAAACCTTCTGTTATCATCATTGACCAGCTTGACAAGGTTAGCGGTTTCCACAAAGAGGATAGGGAAGACTTGCGCATTGGCAGGCTGTACGCATGGGGCAGAGAACTGGCAAAAACCTACGGCGTTGTCATTGCTGTGAGCCAAATTGACGCCTCTGGTGAAGGTCAAGAATACATCACGATGAATCAGCTGCGCGGCAGCAAAACCGACAAGGCTGGTGAGGCTGACGCCATCATCACAATTGGCAAGAGTGGTGATCCAGCTAAGCGTCACTATCGCTTCATCCACGTTCCTAAGAACAAGTTGGCGGGTGGGCCTTCCAGCAAAGAGGAATACAGACACGGCTACTTTGAAACAACCATCAAGGCTGAACTAGGCCGCTACGTCTCACACATGAAAGGTAAATAATGGCGCGTAAACACACATTCCCCGCTAGGCATGGCGACACATTTGTTTTCAGATTCCCAGGTTACGGCGACGTTGTGTTCATGGCAGTGTGGAGCAACAACCTCTACACCAAGATGCACCTGTTGTCGCTAGTAGGCCCCGCAAGCCCCAAGCCGCGCTGGGAGTTGCGTGGAGGGTTTTTCGAGCCTGCAAAGCCTAAGACAGCCGCCCAATGGCACGCCATGTATCGCGTACTATTAGCTAGCGGTGTCCGCGTATTCAGGGTGGCGAATCTAGGGGAAGCGGTTAAGGATGTAGTTGCTGACGTGGACGCTACTCATGCAGCCCTTTGATTACCTTGTCGTAGACCTTGAAACTACAATAAGGAACAAGGACTACGGCAACAACAAGGCTAGTCCTCACTACCCTGCTAACGAGTGTGTGCTGGTGGGAGTAGGAACTGGCGCTGGCGTAGCTACGTATCCCGCAGCCAGCGGCGCGTGGCAAGCGCTGTTTGAGCACCCGTCTCTCCGCGTTGTGGTGGGGCACAACTTGCCGTTTGATGCTCAATGGCTGCTCCGCATGGGTGTAGACATTAGCAAGTTTAACACATGGGACACCGCCCTTGCAGAGTATGTCCTCAGTGGGCAGCAAAGCACGTTCCCGTCCCTAGACGCCCTGAGTGCCAAGTATGGCCTCCCTGTCAAGGACAGCACCATTACAGACGCTTGGGCAGCTGGTGTGGATACCACTGACATCCCCCTACACGTTTTGGAACCCTATTGCAAGCAGGACGTAAACAACACCAGAGCCATATTCCTCCAGCAGATTGAAGAGGCGCACGCTAAGGGGTGCTTGCACCTCATTATGACGCTGAACGACGCACAAATGGCCTGCACGCACATGATGTTCAACGGCATGGCTGTTGACCTCAAGACGCTGCTGACGCTACAGCGTGCGGCTGAAGAGCGTTTGGCTGTTATTAAGAAAGCATTTGCGAGTTGGGCAGCACCATCGCTAGCTGCGCGCGGAGTTGACTGCGAGGTGGACATACAATCTCCACAGCAGCTGAGCACATTCTTTTTTGGGGGTGAGCTTACGAGCAGAGTAGCTACTGCTCTCGGCAGTTACAAGACAGGCGCTCGCGCTGGTGAGCCTAAACTGCGCGTTGTGCATGTACCCCACGCGGTGCCCGCCCTCATCGACCCTAAAGAGGTTGGAGCTTCTAGCACGCAGAAGGGCTACTCTACAGCTGACGATGTGCTTGAGAGCATTGTGGCTCGCGGCGGCGACGCCGGAACCACGGCGGCCATAGTCATGGAGTACCGCAAGGTGCACAAGCAGGCGACCACCTACTACAGCAAGATCGCTGCCCTCACCTACCCTAACGGGATGCTGCACCATACAATTAACGCCACAGCCACAAAGACTGGACGCTACAGCAGCAGCGACCCAAATCTGCAAAACCAGACTGCCGCAGTCGAGGGAGAAGTCGGCGTGAAGCATGCTTTTGTCAGCAGGTTCGGCGTAGATGGCTACATTTTGGAGCTAGACTTCAAGCAGCTTGAAATTGTAGGGTTGGCAGAGCTTTCCGGCGACAAGCAGCTAATGTACGACGTTGACCACGAAGTAGACATACACACTGAGCTGTACAAAGAACTTTATGGGAGGCTTCCAACTAAAGAAGAGCGCAGGCAGGTTAAGCGGGCTGTGTTCGCAATGCTGTATGGTGCCAGCGCCAAGCGCATCAGCGAGTTGACAGGGCTGGGCAAAGCCGCCGCAGTTAAGTTCATCAACGTGTGGCGCAAGCGCTATCCGCAGACCGAGGTCTACTGGGCAGCGCACGCCGCAGCGGTCAAGAAGGCTAGGGTGCCGTCTGAGCGCCGAGACGCTGTTACAACCAAGCCGCTGGGCATCTCTCAAGTGCAAGCGATAACGGGACGCATTCTCACTTACAACGAGTACATAGGTTATGACGGCAAGCCGTCTTTCAGCCCGACCGAGGTACGCAATTACCCGATTCAGTCGTTTGCAACTGGGGACGTGGTGCCCGCCGTAATTGCCCGCTTGTTCAAGCGGTTGCGGGCGAATGAACTTTTGCGTAAAGGTGCTGTCCTAGTGAACACTGTACATGACAGCATAGTTATAGATGTGAGAAAAGATTGTTTGGATGATCTAGTTACTACTATCAAACAACTAGAAGCTGATATTCCTTCAATATTGAAAGAAGACTTGCATATAGATGTTAAATGTAAGTATAGAGTAGGTGTGTCGTATGGCCCCAATTGGGGCGAACAAAAGGAGGTAGTTTGAGCTACATTGTAGAAGCAACGTCCACTAAGATGGTTACAGCTAGGGGTAAGAGTGTTCCTACCTTTTCAGCTAAGATGAATGATGGCGTTTGGTACAGCTTTGGTTTTGACGATCCGGGCTTGACCAAAGGTATGGAGGTTGACTTTCTCTTTGACAGCACGGCCTACGGCCCTAAAGTCAAGAAAGGCTCCCTGACCATTGTGGCTGGTGGTTCAGCTGCCCCCGCTGCCGCTAGCCCTCGTCCTGTCGCGTCTGGTGGCCGCGTGTTCCCCATCCCTGCGCTGCATGGTGATCGTTCCATCATCCGGCAGAACGCTCTGGCGCACGCCGTCAGGACTGTTGAAACGTTTTTCCCAGGCCGCGGTGAACCCGGTGATCCGCTTAGCGATAGCAAGAAGTTTGCTGAAATGGCAATTGAAGTGGCGCGCATGTACGAAAGCTACAGCGCTGGTGACTACGAGCGCCTTGTCAGTGAAGGCAAAATTGAGGGAGGTGCGTAATGAAAACCTTTATCTCGGGTATGGAAGCGTTGAACAACGAAGTGTGGCTCGGCATCGCCTACTTCATTGAAGATGGCGAGGATGCAGAAGCTGACATCTACATGGGCAACACCGAAGCACAGGTGAAAGAGGACATGCTCTCACAAGGGGCAGACACTAAACTCTCGTTTGTGTTCCGTGTCACACTTCCTGACGTATCGGGCATCAAGGCTGCGATGGCCTCTTCCATCGCCACTCGTAATGCAGTTACTCTCTAAAGGAAAAGCATGAAAACTCAATATGTGGTTATGAAACGCGGTAAAAAGCTGGTGGACACTACTTTTGCAACCTACGAGCAGGCTCGCCAGTTTGTGCGCCGCCACATCCGTAAGATGCTAACCCCTGCGCAATATAATGCCAAGAAAGGTGCTAACACTGCCGCTGCGTGGGATGGTGTAAGCAAAGGCCCGACCGCGTTCACTACGCTTGGCTACAACATCAAGAAAGTGTCGTAATGCCCACTATAGCAACTCTGGAGAAGGACATCAACTCACTGCTTGAAGAGCAGAAGGCTACCCTTTCTCCGGGGTTGCTTTCTGAGCTTGGCACTAACGTTGCAATGTCCTTCAATCGGCAGCTGACCCGCAACAGCTCTCCCAAAGAACGTCCTGACAAGGTGCTGTACGCCAGCGAGGTGGGTGTAGCGGCTACGTGCCAACGCAAGCTTTGGTACAAGTACAACTATCCTCTTGTGGCTGCAACCCTCCCTGCGCACACTGTGATGAAATTCACCTATGGTGATGTTGTGGAGAGTGTGGTGCTTACGCTAGCTAAGGCTGCGGGACACGAGGTGACGCACGAGCAAGCCCCTGTCCTCTATGAACCCGGCAATGGGTGGAGTGTGCGTGGTAAGCTCGACGCTATCATCGACGGTACGCTGGTAGACGTAAAGAGCACTACACAGTGGGGTATGAAAGACTTTCAGGCTGGGAAAGGTGGTGCAAAGTTTGGCTACCTAGCCCAGCTGTCTTTCTACCACAAATACGGCCCTGACGCTGATGGCAAGGGTTGGTTGGTGGCTGACAAGACGTTGGGGCACATCGCCTACGTCCCTGAGCGCAACACAGCAGATGTTAGCGCATTGGTTGAAACGGCCATTGAAGTTGTGACAGCTGACCATGTAGATGGCATGCACCGCCTAGACACAGTGCCTGAAGGCACAGCTGGCAACTTGGCACTCTGCACTGAATGTTCCTATTGCGATTACAAGAAAGAGTGCTGGGGGCCAGAGTTGCGAGCTTTCAACTACTCTACAGGAGTGAAATGGCTGGCGCATGTAGTCAAAGAGCCTAAAGTACCGGAGCTTTCAATATGAGAAACATGTTTAAGTGTCCCAAAGGTGAGTGGCAAGCGTTTTCGCGTAAAGAGAAAGAAGCCTACAACCTTTTCTACAACTACATCTTGACAGCTGCCCTTGAGCTGGAGATTGCCGCCCGCGACCCAAGGCTTAAAGATTCGAAAGCTAAGCGCCGCGATGTTGCCCGCCAGCTGCGCCTTGAGGCGCACGCGATGGCTAAGGTGGCAGCTACGCTGACTACAAGCACACTGGCAGTGTATGACGAGAGCTGAACGTCCTGTCCGTGTTGTGGTCGTTGGTGATAGCCACGTTGACGAAGATCAGCCGCTGGGCCGCTTCAAGGCCCTCGGCAACTACCTCAAAGAGACACCGCACGATGTAGTGGTGTCCATTGGGGATTTTATGTCAATGAATTGCTTGTCTGCGTGGGATCAGAACAAGCGCATGAAGATGGAAGGTAAGCGCTACCACAAAGAGTTGTCAGCTGGCAACAAGGCGCTAGACCTCTTCCAGCCCCATTGCAAGAGTTTGGTGTACATTAAGGGCAACCACGAGAATAGGCTGGATCGCTACTTTGACGTAGACCCCTCATTTGCAGGCATGAACTCCATAGAGAAGGATTTGGACTTCAAGGGACGCCGCATCATTGGAGTGGAGTACAAGGACAACTATGACATTAATGGCGTTAGTTTTACTCACATTCCTATCAATGCTGTTGGGAAGCCTATTGGGAATCCTAATGTCTGCAAGAAAGCTCTATCTCTTTATCACAATAGTGTTGTGTTCGGTCACACTCACACTCTTGACCATTGCGCTGAGCACAGACAAAACGCCCCCCACCTTAACCAAGCCCTTGCGGTTGGTTGTTTCTTTGAGCACGTAGACGACTACGCTAAAGGTAGTAAGACTGACTATTGGCGCGGCATCGTGCTGTTGAACATCTACCATCGCAATAGGTTTGACTTCAACACGCTGTCCCTTTCCAACTTGCGCAAAACTTATGGCTAGCGCTCTGGAGAAGGTCAAAAGCGCTGTTGAGAACAGTCAACTTGACGTAGAAGAGCTGGTTGTCTTGCTGGAGCTTACAGTGGAAGATTTGCTAGAGGCTTTCCCTGAGCACCTTGAAAACAACGCTGTGAAGTTTGGCGTGTTTGACGACGAAGGTGTTGAGAGCGTGCGTGACATCGTGGAGCTAGAAGATGATAGGTGATACTGTGGTAGGGACTGTGGAGTGTGCTGACGGCGCACGCTTCAGGGTTGAAGTGAACGGAAGCTTAGCACACGACGACTACTACTGCGTAGTGTGGATTATGGACGCCACTAAAGGCAGCGTAGCTTATGCCTACCATGCGCATGTTGACGGCACAGCTACTACCATCACTGGGGGTGAGCTGCGCACTAAGCAGGCGCAGATAGAGATTGCAGACTTCATACAGTTGGTGGCCCGCAGGCACAACTTCCGTCAGTGGCAACCAGCCCTCCTGTGAGGAACGGCGGCGGGTGGACAGAAGGGCGCTACAGAGCCTTTGTAACCAGCGTGCTACGCAGTGGCTTCCGTAGGTGGCCTCCGAAGTACAAGGCTCTTGCAGCAGCTTATGTAGGCGTTCTTAAGAATAAGAAAACTAAGCGTGACGCTAAGCACTACAAGTGCGCAAAGTGTCAAAAGAAATTCCCGTCGAGTGGTGTGCAGGTAGATCACATACTCCCTGTGGTGCCGCCAGCTGGGTTTGATAGCTGGGACTCCTACATAGAGCGGCTGTTCTGTGAAGAGGGTAATTTACAGGTGCTGTGCAAGCCTTGCCACAAAGTGAAGAGTGGCGTTGAGCGAAAGGAACGTAGTGGAAAACAAAGTGATTAACTTAGTCCCTGCTGCTGAGCAGGTTAAGAAAGAGCAGCACGGCGCAGCCGTTGAAGCGGCTAACAAACTGGCAGCTGCTGTGAGCGCTGGAGACATCACTGCCGTTGTCGCAGTGACCATTGAAGAGGATGGCACTCTACGCATGTGGCAAGGTGGCGAGAACCGCACTATGGAACTTTTAGGGGCCATTGAAGCTCTAAAGATGCACTTCTACATTGCGAACATCTAATGGACGACAGGCGTGAGCAGTTTTTCCACCACACTGTTGCCGACTTTGTGGAGTTGGTGCGGTTGGACGGGTTTGCAGGTATTTGGGACAACCTACCTCCAGATGTACAGCAAGACATAATTGACGACATAAAGGATACGCTTTGAATCTCCTGCAATCTGTAGTGTTTAAAACTAGATATGCCAAGTGGCTACCTGAGCTTGGACGGCGTGAGCATTGGGAAGAGACGGTGGCTCGCTACATGACAGCCATGACTGCTCAGGCTGCTAAGCACGGCTACACCCTCACAACCGAAGAGCATAAGTTGTTGGAGACAGCCATCCTCAACCTCGATGTGATGCCCTCCATGCGCGCCCTTATGACGGCAGGCCCTGCCCTTGACAGGGACAACATTGCAGGGTACAATTGTGCCTACCTAGCTGTGCAGAACAAGAGGGACTTTGCAGAGGCCCTGTACATCTTGATGAACGGTACGGGTGTAGGGTTTTCGTGCGAGCGGCAATATGTGAACAACCTTCCCATCGTGCCGAGTGAGTTGAAGAGTAGTGGTGACATCATTGTTGTAGCTGACAGCAAGCTCGGGTGGGCCAAAGCCTACAACAAGCTTGTCAACAGCCTTTACGAAGGAGACATCCCCAGTGTTGATTACTCCAAAGTGCGCCCAGCGGGAGCGCGCCTCAAAACGTTCGGCGGCAGGGCCAGTGGGCCACGACCTCTTAAGAACCTCTTTGACTACACTATTTCCAAATTCCAACATTCGGCTGGGCGTCGTTTGTCGTCGCTTGAAGTCCACGACATCATGTGCACCATTGGTGAGGTGGTTGTAGTTGGGGGCGTTAGACGTTCTGCTCTTATTTCTCTCTCTAATCTTACTGATCGCCGGATGCGTGAGGCCAAAGTAGGCGCATGGTGGGAAGAAAACAAACAACGCGCCCTCGCAAACAACAGCGTGGCCTACACAGAAAAACCGGATGTGGAGACTTTTTGTGAAGAATGGTTGTCTCTTATCAAGTCTAAGTCAGGAGAGCGTGGAATCTTCAATAGAGTGGCTGCTGGAAGGCAAGCTGCCCGCTACTCCCGTAGACCAGCTGATCTTGACTACGGCTGTAACCCGTGCAGTGAAATTATCCTCCGAAACAAACAATTTTGTAACCTTACTGAAGTCGTCTGTAGAGAAGGGGACAACGTTGCTAGTTTGCGAGACAAGCTCAAAGCAGCAACTATTCTTGGGACTATACAAGCTAGCCTCACCTCGTTCTCATTTCTCTCCGACGAGTGGCGGCACAACTGTGAGGAAGAGCGGCTGCTAGGGGTGTCGCTGACAGGTATGTATGACTGCGCCTTGCTGACTGGCCCCGACGCTGAGCGCACTCTGGCAGAGCTGCGGCAAGGAGTGGTGGAGGTGAACAAAGAGTGGGCAGCTAAGTTGTCCATCAACCCTAGCGCTGCCATAACGTGCGTTAAGCCCTCTGGTACAGTGAGCCAGCTTGTTGACAGCGCCAGTGGTATTCATCCTCGCTACGCTGCCTACTACAAGAGGAACATCCGCATGGACGCTAAAGACCCTGTGTGCGAATTCTTAAGAGCGCACGGAGTGCCCAGCGCCCCTGACGTAAACTTTGGCGACAGCCAAATAGTGTTCACCTTCCCTGTGAAGGCCCCTGAAGGTGCTGTGCTGCGGTCAGAGGTGGGGGCCATTGACCACCTCGACTATTGGAAGATGGTGCAGGATGCTTGGTGTGAGCACAAGCCCTCTGTGACTGTTTCAGTGAAAGAGGGTGAGTGGATGGACGTTGGAGCGTGGGTTTACCGAAACTTTGATGATGTTTCGGGGGTGTCCTTCCTGCCCTATAGTGAACACACGTACAAGCAAGCGCCGTTTGAAGAGTGCACCAAGGAAGAGTATGAAGCGTTGGCAGCTACTCTACCTGCTTCATTGCCGTGGGAAACACTGCTAGAGGGCGACGACAGCACCACTGCCAGTCAAGAGTTGGCCTGTGTCGGGGGTAGCTGCGAGATTTAAGCTGGGTTAGCTCAGTAGGTAGAGCGCCGGTTTTGTAAACCGGATGTCGTGGGTTCGACTCCTACACCCAGCACCAACTATGGAGATTACACCGTGGAAGATGTAAACACGCTAGGAGTTGCGGTGGCCCAGCAGTGGACAGAAGCACTAACGGCTGAAGAAAAAAAAAGCGCGAAGCGGCGCGGTTAGCTAAGACATGGGGTGATATGAGCGCCATTGGGCCTTTCCACACGCACACAAAAACTTTGTACCCGCCCCCTCCGCGTCCGCCCGCAGGGGCGTGGACAACTGTGTATGAGACAACCTCTCCAGCAGTAGTGCCTTGTGCAGTGTTGCCGTTGAACAATGTGCGTATGGTTATGTACATCACGCAGCACATAGCTGGAGGGAACGCCACCATCATTGCAACGGCTGTTGGGGACAACGACACAGTGTTGGCAGGATGCTGCTTCTGCCCTGCTAGTGAGGTGTTGGGAAGGGAACTACTTGAAGTTGAAAAGATACGTGCCTTGGCAATGCGCACAGCAGAGCTTTGGCAGCAACAATATGGAGAGTATAAAAAATGAGCAAACTACATGCTAGTCGTAGCAGGGAATGGTTGGACGCTGAAAGCTCCGACAACCTCACCACCTACGCTACCGTATACGCCCCCAACGACGATGCGCCCCCTTTTGTTGTGGCAGATGCAGCCCTTCAGCTTGGGGGAGATGTTGTGCACCTGTGCGTAGATGCTTCTACCATGCAGGAGGTAGAAGAGGCGCTAACTAAACTTAAGGCTGTGATAACAGCGCTGGAGGCTTTCGAGGGGCGTGTGCGCGAGGCTGCGAAACACTTGCGAGACTCTTGACCATGCGTTTGGGTATTTGGATGCGCCCATTAGTATTGCCCTCAGCATCCGCACTGTGAGCAATAACAAGGTAGTCGTCGTTCTCAACCACTAGAAACCCTAGGGTGCACGCAAGGCGTGGAGGTGTAGTAACCTCATCCTTGTGTTCCCACCCTAGGGCTGTAGTTTCCGCATCATCCCACACCACTTCAATGCGTTTGAACGGGGTTTTCACGCCTTACCCTTAACCCTCTCAAATGTCCGTAGACCGCCCAAACCAAGCATAGCAAACACCAGCTCAGTGAGCGCCTCTTCCAGCCCCGGCAAGGGCGGCACAGGGAAGCCCATCATAGCGGCAAACCAAGGCAGCAGAGGGCGCAGCAAATATTGGTAGGCCAGCGCAGAGCCGCACACCCAGCCAATGAAAGGTCGCCAACCAGCCACAAACAGGGAAGTGCTTTTGGCCTCTTCCTTGTTGACCTCTAGCTGCCCTTGTGCTAGCAAGGTGTCAGCTTTCAGCGCCTCAAGCTCCTTCCCGTTTTCCATTTCCATGACGCGCAGCTTGATTTTAGCCGCCTCGTCTTTGTCTGGAACAGCCTTGTCAATGAGGGCTAGCGCCCCTTGTATGATGGTTCCCCAAATCACGATCTGATGTCCTCTGGACGGCAACTTTCAAAACGTTTCAACAGTGCCTCTAGAATGTGGTTTGGCACTATGGTGCAACCAACCTTGTTGCAATGTTCGGCAACTTCATCGGGCACCTCAATGGTTGCGGCCCCAACTGCGCAAGGCAGTGCCAGCAGCACTAGCAGAGTTTTCATGTTAGAAACAACGTCCTTTCCGCAGCACGGCGGTTAGCCAAACCCTTCACACTCTTCCCACCAACCTTGTCCCACCTCAGCAACTGATCGGCAGCTGCCGCGTAGTTACCACCATTCAAGTAGCGCAGCAGGGTGCTGTCCCGGTAGGCTCGACCACCCACGTTGTAGACAAAGCTTACAAGAGCGTCAAACTGATTCTGTGTGAGGGGTACAACAGTGTTAAGCTCCACAGCACGCTCAGCCGCTGCTAGATCACTCTTCAATATGGTCGTAGCCACCTCTTCAGATATGGGGTTGTCGATGAAGTAGTCTTCCATTGGAAGCTTCAGCAAGTGCCCATACCCGATAGTCCACAGCCCACCCACATCCTTATAGGCAGTCAGGCGCAAACCCTCGTGCTTCTTAATTAGTTCTATTCCTTTGGTACTTGTCTGCATTCTTATAAGCCCTCATTGCCAGCATCTTCTCCTGCATCGTGGAGTCCTTCAGCATCTTCTTCTCTTGCGAAGTCAGCCCACTCTCTTCAATGCGCGCTATTGCGCCATCGAATATGGCATCAATCTTCTCAGGGTAATTCTTAAGAACGTTGGTGACAAACTTAGGTGTGGGTTGCCCCTTCATCATGCTTTCAGCCAACCTGCTAGTGGCACTCTTCTGAGCTTCGTTAGCAGCCCTCTCCAGCGTAGCCAGCGTGTTCTTCGCACGCTTAGCTTCCACCTCCCCTAGCGGTGCACGCCCTGTCAGCAAGGCAGCAGTTTGTTCCCCCTTATCCCTGCGGTAGACCAAGCTGCCACGACTGTCCTTGATGTTGGCAGGGGTGCGCGGATCACGTTCGTCCACCACACTTCTAATTATCTCGCGCAGCCCCGTAGGACTGACAGCCGCCAACCTACTATATTGAGCGTGCGCACTATCCTTCTCTGTGAAGACGTTTTCAGTGCTCTTGTACAGCCCTGTAGCTGCGTTGGTGTAGTAGTCCAGACCCGCAGTAGAGCCAATGTTGCCTAGCACTGTACCCATACCCAGCGTACCGGACAGGTTCACACCTGTCAGCGCCGAAGGTATGCCATATTCCAGAGCAGCAGGTACGTCAGCCATATACTCTTGAGGAAGAGGCAGCGGCTCGATGCCGAAGTTCTCCACAAGGTAGGCGTTCAGTGCCAACCAAGCCTTCTCCAAGTCCTCATATCCCGGCAATCCCCGCACACCAGCCACAGCCACCAGCATCCCTAGCGTAGCCATAATGGGGGTGAGGGTGCGCTTACCGCTAGCTTTGTCCCCCAGTGTAGCGTCTTTGGCGTAGTCGGCAACACGCACAAACATGTTGGAGACGAACGAGGTTAGCGGAGCCACTGCGTTACCCACCGGGCCAAGGGCGTTGAGGACGGGCATACGTGCCCACTTCTCATATTGCAGCATGACGGCTTGGCTCTCACGCGCAGCAAAGCTGTGCGCAACCTTGTCGTCCATGCCAGCACTCTTGGCAAAGCGGTAGGAGATGGCGTAGGCCAGTCCACGGCTGTAGGTGTCTGCGTAGGCCGCAACTTTCTCTCCCATCATATATTTGACTGTTTTGGGCACAGCCCCTTTGAAGGTGGTGGCCCAGTCCAGCGCCTCAGCAAAGCGAGCTTCCAAGCTGCCACCCTCCAGAGCCTTCTGGAAAATGGCCTTGCTCTCTTTAGTGGGCAAGTACATATCCATAGCGCCTTGCAGCAGAGCCAGCGACACACTCCCTTTACCGCCCAGCTGGGTGGAGTTGATTTCCGCTAGGCGCGGCGGCATGAACACCCACTGAAGCGCGTTAGCGAGCCAGAAGCCGGAGTTCTGCCACACCAGCATGACTGATATGAAGGCGTTAGCGCTACCCGACAGCAGGTTGCCAAACAGGTAGGGCGACTGATTCATCTGCAACGCCACTTTCTTAAGAACACTGTCCAGATAGTGCTCTTTGCCGGTAAACTGCTCCCACATGTAACGCCCACTGCGCAACGCATTGGGATAAGAGGCATTCACCTCTTTGTCCACGAACAACTCCCCCACCCTAGCATTGGCGTCAGCAGCGCCCACGTAGTTGGCAGCGGAGCGCACGTAGCTCTCCATAGCCGAGTTGAACCCTTCCCAAGCCTTTTGCGGGCCAAGGCTGTTAACAATTTCCATAGAGCCTGCGTAGCCACCGGCACTACTATCACGAGTCATGGCGTAGCGGTTGATGCCCATGCGCTTGATGGCCTCAGCTGACAACTCACGCATCTTCGTCGCCATAGCCGGATCGTCCACCAGCAGGTTGGCAGCCGCCAAGAACGCATCTGACGGCACCACTTGGTTGTTGCGCGGGTTGTCGTTTGCAGGGCCGCTGAACGCATCGTAGCCCTGCTGACGCAGGTAAGAGGCGTGCTTAGCTGCATCTTTAGCGTTGTCAAAGCCAGCAAGGTGCAGGTGCTTGTTAGACCTAGGATCAATTACCCATGTCTGGTAGGCACCGAGACGCACCCTAGACATAATCCAGCTGGGGTTGTACGGAATGGCCTCCAGCCCTTTAGCAACTCTAACCTTGTTAACTTCGTCAAAGATGTCTTTACCTGTGTTGATGAGGGCCTTCAAATATTGAGAGGCTTTAGCAGAAAGGCCATTGGCCTTCATCATCACCGGATCAAGCAGCAGTTCAGGGGACGAGTTGCCATATTTAGCAATGACCTCCAACACCGCCTTACCTTCATCTGTGGACAACTTACGACCAAGTGCGCCCACGCTAGTGGGAGACTCCACTCGCTTAGCTCTGTTGAGGTTCGTAAATTGCAGCTTGAGGGGGTTAAAGCCGCCCCTATCTTCCGTGGACGCGCCCCTCCACCACTTGTTGAACAGGTTGTCCCTAATCACTGTAGCTTGGCTAACCTGATCGTACACCCTACGGATAATAGGGTGGCGCTGCGCAGCCAGAGCAGCTGGCGACTGCGGAGGGAACCACACATCGTCCAGCCTACGACTGCCGTCAGGGCGGAACAAATCTTCCTTCAGCTCAGCGTGGGGTCGGTTGTCGTAGCCTAGGGGCTGAGGGCGCGGCAAGTTGTCAGCCGCCCATTGCTTCTCGTAGGCTTCGTACAGAGCCTTGCCGTAGGTGCGCACCATAGTAGGGTCTTCAGTGCGCGACAGCTCATCCTTAAACTCAGCAAAAGATTGCTTGGCAGGTTTGTCCACACTGGCGTGTGTAGTGTCAGGAGCTGTGAAAGAGGCTTCACGCGCGCTGTTCCAAGCCACGCCATCTTTGCTGTTAATTATGGAGCGTGCCACAGGGTCAGTGTCAATAGCGCGGAACAGCTGCGCCCCTTCTGTGAGGGTGGCGCTGAGTACATCGATGTGCTTCCGCGTAGGGTCAAGTCCCAGCACCTTAGCCACTTGGTGCACAAACGCATCCCAGCCGTTGCGCGCCACTTGCCACATGTTAGTGTGCACTTCCTTGTTGATGCGCAAGTCCTTGAGCATCTGCTGGAACTCAGGGTTGGTGAACGCTTCCGTGACAAACTCGTACATGTCACGCATACCATATTGCTGTGCAAGGTCAGGCCCACCGACCTTCTTGGCATATTCGTACAAAGATTGTATGTTCCGCACACCCTGCGCAACGGAGCTGGGTAGCGCCAAGTCGTGCTCCAGCCTGTATTGCAAGCGAACAATTTTAGCGTGTATGGCTTCGTGCAGGAACGTCTTTTCACTGGCGTGGTGCCCGATGCGTGTTGCCATCGTGATTGTGTTGCTGGTGCGGCTGTACAACCCTGCGATGTTGGCGTCCGCTTTCCCTGTGTCACTATTCACAATGGTGTCCATTGTTCTTAGGAACGGAGCGAAGTCAGGATCACGTTGCAGAGTGCGCGCCAGCAGGCGGTAGACAGGATTGCTGCTGTTATCAGCGACAGCCTCAAGCGCACCACGGAAATCACCCTTGATGACAGCTTTGCCTAGAGCGTCATTTTGATAGCGCGCTACAGAAGGGCCAGCTTTGTAAGTGTCGTTGCCTTTAGCCCATTCGTCCCTAGCAGCAATGGCGAGACGGTCGAGAGCTGTGCGCGAGAACGCAGGCTTCTTCTCAGCTTGGTTAGCCCTAACCAGCAGCTTCTCAATGTCCCCGTCCTTAGTGAAGTCCAAGTTGAACTGACGTTCAGCTTCAGGGAGTGTGTCGTAGCTGGGAGCCTTTACGGGCTGTTGAGGCGTGTCAAGTCCCAGCGATGTTTGTTCTGTGGTGGACAAATCGTTAGGATTGTACTCAAGCCCGCCTTGCTGCGCAGCACGAGAGGGCAGCGGGCCTTCAGGAGCCAACTCAAGGGGAGGGCGCGTCAGATCAGCCCCTGTATGCTGCTCAGGGATGTCCAAGCGCCCCTCTTGCCTAGCTAGCGCCCCTTCATACGTGGGAGCTTCCCTAGGGTCAGTGGGCACATCAGTCTTCTCATACAAGGTGGCGTCAGGCGTGCCCACCTCGCGCCCCACAGTGGGCTGGTTGGGATCGAGGTTAGCCACATCGCCATGCGTGACGGCTTCGGGAGGCAGGGCAGGTTCAGGGCGCTCACGCGCAGAAGTGCGGGCATCCCCAAGACGCGGATCAGTGTAGGGATCAAACATGTCCCTAGTGCCAGACAACTCTTCGGTGAGAAACTGCTGACTTTCAAACATGCTCTGCAACTCACCTTGCGCAGCCATCTTCTCAGCTGCCAAGATGTCGTTGACGTTGAGCTGCTCGGGAGAGAGGTCAAACTCTGTTTGCTGCGTAGGCGTGCGTGTGCCCGCCTCTTGCGCAGCTTTGATGTCGGCAGGCGTTATGTTGGAGCGCCCATCCGCCTTAGCCAACTCTTGAGCTTTGCGCAGCAGCGCTTGTTGCTCAGGAGTAAAGGGGGTTTCCTCACTAGTAGATTTTAGGTGCTGCAAAAGCTTAGGGTGAGGCTTGCTAGCGCCACGAGCCGCTGCACCAGCGCCTCCCAGCACACCCACTTCACCAACAAACTCCCCTATCGTTTTAGCAGGGTTGTAGTAGATGTCTTCGTTGGCTTTATTGTACGGTCTGCCTTGCAGTTGGCTGGAAAGCACCTCTTGCGGCACAGCCAAGCCGTACTTAGCTGCAAGCTCCGCAGCCTTCCCCATGTTCTCAGGAACGTAGTCCAAAAGCTGATTGCCTACGTCAGCACCAGCTTTAGCCTTCTCTGTTTTGGGCTTGTACAGTTTCTCGGTAATAAACTGAGTGGTGGCTTCCTGCGTCTCAGCAGCCCTGTCCAAACTACCTGTCTTCAGCAAGGTCATTGCTGTTTGGGGTATTGACAGCATGCTTCCAGCAGCCGACGCTGCTGCCTGCTTCGCAGCAGACGGCAGGAACGTGTCGTCCTCCAAGAACTCAGGCGTCAGTACCTTTCCCAAAGTGATGGGAGACTTCACCCCCTCACCCAAAAACGCTTTAATCTTGTCAGCAGCCTTTTGAGGGTCGGTTTCGTCTAGCGTGTACTTTTTACCCTGATAGGTGTAAACAGGCATATTTATTTGATTAGGATTGAGCCGTCAGGAAGTGTGTCGCCAGTTTTCAGCGCCCCCGCCCCAGCGCCACCTGAGTTAAGCACAGGAGAACTTGCCAGCCCATCCAGCTCTCTAGCTTCCTTCAAAAGCCTTGCCGCCTCTTGCGGGTTGAAACCAGCAATCATCGCGGCTTGCCTGCGAAGCTTGGCAGCAGCTTCAGCGTTAGCTTTCTCACCAGCCACAGCCCCCGGCTGCATGCCCTTGACTACGCCATACTTACGCTGCGCGTACAACTCCCCAGCCTTAGCTAGTATTTGTGTAGGAGTGAGGTCCGGATATTTCTCTTTGACCTCTGCCATAAACGCATTCATAAGCATTTGGCTCTCTTTCTCACTAGCAGACTTAGCGTTAGCTGCCTGCACTTGTGCGCTAGCTGAGATGTTTGTGCGCTCCTTCGCAGCGGCGTCTTTAGCCGCTTGCAGACGGAACGCTGCGTCTGCTTTGTCAAGGCCCGCAAACAACGTCTGCAACCTTTTCTGCATTTCTTGTGGAGTAGGGGCAGTTAGCACATATTGTGCTACAGGGTCAGTAGTAACGTCAAACCCCTGTTGCTTCAGCCTCTCAGCAATAGCAGGAGCCGCCGCTGGGCCAGCTGACCCCATAGCTTGCAGCATCATCGTAGTGAGTTCCAAGCCTTGCCTCAGTTTAGCAACACCCTCTTTGCGCTTTTCACCAGCAGCTTCAGTGATTTTAAGGGCTATGTCGCTTTCCAGCGTGCCTTTGGCCAGATCGTTACCAAGGCGCTTACCGCGCACCTCTTCTGCCAGCCTGTTACCTACGGTGGCAGCAGTGGCGTTGTTTGTGGCGATATCGGACAGCCGCTTAGTTTCGCGCACAGGAGCGTCTTTGAAGTAGTCTTCCAACGTGGCTGTGCCTTCAACAGCGCCTAGGCCACGTTGATAGGCAGCTAGACTTTCAGCGTCTTCATAACGCTTCCTGTCGTCATACCAAGTGGCCCCACCAAGGAACCCTTTGGGTTGCCACCCGTTAGCGGGGGCTTGCGGTGCCCCCATGTAGTTTACGTTAGCCATGATGTCCTTTAGAAGCTGAAGAGGGCTTGACCCAAGTTTTGATTCTTCTGCTGACCAAACAACTGCTCCAGCGCAGAAGGCTGGTTACCCCGGTTGGCAGCTTCAAACGCAGCACCTAGACCACCTTGTGCGGCCAACCCAGCACCAGCAGCCGCTGGCCCCATAGAGGTAATGGACTGGCTGGCATTGCCGCCAAACTGCGCGCCAGCGAGGGGCGCAATGTTTTTCACATAGTCCATAGAGGCGCTGTTGAGGTTTTTAGCCAGTGTGTTGGCACCAAGCCCCGAAATGTCGTAACCTGCGTCCCCTGTTGAAGACAGCTTGCGCAAGGTGCTGTTGGCGATGGACTCACCGTAGGGTGTCCCGCCGATGCCCTTCGTAGCTGCGTCGTACAAAGGTTCAAAGTAGCGAGGACGCTGTGTGCGGAACGGATCACTATATTCAATGCTCTTGTCCATGAGGCGCAGCAACTCGCTCTGGTAGTCTTTTTGCCCGCTATACTCTAGCAACCCTTTCAACACATCGGCAAAGGGGAAGCTGTAGCTACCGCTGTTGGCACCACCAGAACCTGTGAACAGCTTTGCCAGCAAACTACCGGCTGTGCCTGCCCCATTGGGCAGCAAGTCGCCGATGTTCTTAAGAATGGACGAACCGCTGCCATAGATGTCGCCCACTCCGGGCAGCGACATTGTGGGGCTTATTCCGAACTCTTTGTACAAGTTGGCGAGGCCGTCGCCCGAGAGTCCACCGAAGCTCTCGTCCCACATACCCATTAGCGGGTCGTTGAACAAATTGCCGGTGCTGTTGCCACCGAACATGCCCGCAGGTAGGGCTGTATCAAGCATACCACCTCCAAACATCTCCGCAGGCAAGGCTGTGTCCAGCAGGCCCCCAAAACCACCTCCGCTAAACATTTCAGCGGGCAGGGCGGTATCCAGCAACCCACCAAATCCCGCAGCTCCTGCACCACCACCAAGTAGGCTAGACAGCCAGCCAGCCCCTCCAATGGCTCCAGCAAATGGGGCTATAATGGGAGCCATTTCAGATAGAAAACTTTGATCCCTGTCAGGAGCGTCAGGAATGTTAAGGGCGCTGTTGTAGTCGGTGCCCGCTGCTGTCCACGAGGACTCGGGGCCTGTCATAGCGTCAAAAGACGGCTGAAGCTGCCCGCTAGCTTTGAGCTGGTTGTAGATGCGCTGCCGCACCACAGGGTCGGTGTACGGGTCTTCTGTAGCCGCGTTCCACAACGGCACTTGCCCGTAGAAAGACGGGTCGCGCAAGTATTCGTCAAGAATGAAATTTCCAACTGTAGTTGCAGGCATTAAAGCTTCTCCCATCCGCTGACATCATTCGATATCAGCAAAGTTTTGTCCCACTGGGCGCTAAGCGTCACGCTCGTCCCACTCTCAATGGTGTCCGTGCCACGCCGCTGTACAGTTACAGCGTTGCCGCTAGAGTCCACCTTGCACACCAATATTTGCCTACCGCCCAAGTCCGACGCTGTCGGCAGCGTCACCGTGATGGCACCAGCGGTGGCGTCAGCTCGCACATAGAAGATGTCAGCTGGCACACTGTAGTTGGCCGTGATGTTAGCTACGCGCGTGCGGCTGCGCGTGTAGTTTGTGACATCTGTAAAAAACTGCCTATATACAAAATCTTTAGGCTGTGCTGCATCAGGGGGTTGCTGCACCCAATAAGAGGACATCAGTGCATGCCCTTCTTCAGCTGCATTTCTAGCGCCTCAAGGCGCACAAAAGTGCTGTCAGTGTTGACCAACTTAAACGCTCTGCGCCTAAACTGCCCGCAGTTGCTCAAATATTGAGCAGTGGCGGACAGGTCAATGGTGCGTGCTGTGCTGAAGTTGTTGTAGTCGTCGTCAGACCAACTCACATACATTGTGGAAGAGGCTGGAGTCTGGTCGCCCACAAGGGTCAACTTGTTCAGAAATTTGCGTGCTGTGGTGTCGCCGTCAAACTTGGTTGTCTGCACCGTCATGGTGTAGTTGGCCCCATCGTCCTGATATTGGAAGTTGTTGCTGTTGACCACGTACACGCGCCCATCTGTGGACGAGACGCTGATGCCGTAAACAAGAGAGTTACTCCCTGCCGTGCCCGTCAACTTGTGCCAAAGGGGGTAAGTGGAAGCCCACTCATGCCAACTATCGTCTTCCAAGCAATAGACGAATGTGGTGCTTGTGGTAGTGACCACAACAAAGCTCTTACCCACCATGCGAATAGCTGTAACGTAGATGTCACTCAAGTTGCTCAGCTGCAACTGTGTGTCCACTGTAGGGGTGGAAATGCGCTTAGGGGCGTAACCGTCAAGCACGTAAACACCAACACCGTTCTTGTCGCTCGCTGACACCCAAGCCACCGTGTCTTCAAACTGCGTCAGGGCTTTTGGCCCCGCGCAGCCCAACCTTATGAACGCTTGTGGCGTCCGTGCCAACGGGCTACCTGTTTCGTTGCCCGCGTTGTAGAAGAATTCCACTGTCTCACGCCCAAAGGCTACAAGTTGATTCTTGTAGCGCAGCAACCCTACACCAGCGTCAGGATACATCTGCGCAACTGTGTAGTTGTCCGATGCCCACGCAGAAATGGAGTTGAGGTCGCTGTTGTAGATGCGCCCTGTTGTATCCATGATGAACGCATAGCCATCCATGAACACAAAGCCCCCAGTAATGGTGCGGCTAGCGTTGCCGGGGAAGTCTACGTCTGTAATTTGCGTCAACGCGCCCCCATCGGGGTAGTACCAAGCTGTGTTGTTGTCGCTAGCGAAGGCCAAGTAGGGCGTTGTACCTATAATGGTTTCGCTAATCTCAACCACTTTACCTGTGATGGAACCCAGTGAAGTGGTGTTTTCAAATATCTCGCTGTTGGTGTTGCCGAGAGCGCTCACAATGTTTGTGCCGCTGCCCTTAGCACTCCAGATACGCACAGCGTTCCCGACATGTCCACTCTTCAACGTGGCGTAGCGAGCAAAACCGGGACGCTTGCTCAAATAGAACTTAGCAGCCCCTGTGTAGGGATTAGTGACTTTTTCAGGGATGCAGTTGATGAAGCGCTGATCTTTAGACGCGGCGCTACCTGTCGCACCACCCACCACCATAGCGCCAACCACTCCCAAGCCCACAATGCCGCTACTGCCGAAGGAAGTCCCTGAGTCGTTCCGTTTAGTGAACGTCCCTACAAGGGGAACCCTGACTACATCTTCAGCTTGAATACTAGCCGGTGGCATGTCTGTTGTATGGTTGCAGGAAGAT